AGAGTTCCCCTAACATCTAATTTCTGACCGGGGCTAGTAGTACCTATACCGACGTTGGTTCCGTTATCAAAAATGATGCTATTACCAAGGGTGGTAGCAGCGGTGAACTTAGCGACGTAGTTCGTGGTTCCTGACGCATTAGCAGCGCCCGTAGCCCCTTGTGGGCCTGTGGGTCCGGTAGGACCCGTCAAACCCTGAATACCCTGCGCTCCAGTAGCACCCGTAAGACCCACTGGGCCTTGTACGCCTGTTGGTCCGGTTGTGCCCTGTGGCCCTGTTACGCCCTGCGCTCCGGTTGGTCCCTGTACGCCAGTGCTGCCCTGTGCGCCTGTTGACCCCTGTGGGCCAGTAGCACCTGTTGTACCTTGTGGGCCTGTCGAGCCAACGGCTCCGGTAGCACCCTGTACACCAGTAACACCCGTGCTGCCTTGTGGTCCTTGCACACCAGTAGCTCCCGTGGTTCCTTGGGGACCCTCAATACCCTGTGGTCCTGTAGCTCCGGTAACGCCCGTAGCGCCATCAATACCGGATGCCCCTTGCGGACCAGTAGCTCCGGTCAATCCTTGTGGACCAGTCGGTCCTTGTAAGCCCGTTGGGCCTTGGATACCTGTTGCACCCGTAATACCAATCGGGCCAGTTGGACCTTGTGGTCCGGTAGCACCGGATGGCCCAATTTGGGTGTACATCACCTGTGTAGCGGTGAGGATAACCGAAGGAGTGCGCGGATACGTAGCGTTAGCGGGAATCGTTTCCAGTGAGACGTTCGCGTTGGTTGTTTGCCAGAAAAGCTGAATGTAATCGGTAGCTGACAGCGACAGTACAAAATTGACGGTCAGGATTTGCGACGAGAAATCGCTCCCTTGCTTGTCGGGAACGTCGTAATGGGAATTCGTATCCGAAAGGATGGCTCCGTTCTTTTTAAGGAAGAATTGCGACGTACCAGATGCCGTGCTGCGGTTGGTCAGTTGAATCGAGAATGTAATGCTGTAAACGCCTTGATACTCAAAGGTTACTTGGCTGCTAGAAGCCACGGTAACACCATTATTGGCCGCATCGGAGCTATTAAGCGTAACGGCTTGCGGGGTATTGATTGCAACGGGGGTTTGATCGGTGGTATCCCAAAAAGAACCCCAATAACCAAGAGCACCACCAGCACCCTGCACACCCGTAGCTCCGGTAGCACCAGTGGCTCCAAGACCACCCGTGCGGGTAAAGTTAATGCCATCAGTACCGATAATGATGCTGCCATTGACGCCAGTACCAGTAAGGAACTGAATCATCGTAGCGCCAGCAAAGCTAGTGCCTGTTAGAACGAACGCAAAGTCGCCGTACTCAACCTGTTGAGCGATATGATTGTCAAAGTCGGTAGCGCGAGTAAAGCGATACTTGGTTGAGGGCGAACCAAGGCTAGTAACGGTGTAGATACCGTTCTCAATGGGGTTAGTCCGGTCATCAATGATCAACCGATTGCCAACCGCAGCGGTTTGCCCATCAATTAGACCAAGAGCACCGTTAGCATCGGCCTCAATGTAAGCGCCAACGCCATAACCACCATCAGCGCCAAGAGAACCAGCGAAATAGGTGGATGCGGTTTGACCCTGTAGAACGAAATTAACGGATTGGTGGGCATTAGCCGTACCAGCAGGTCCGGTAGCTCCCGTGCCACCCTGAGGACCCGTAGGGCCTGTTGGACCGCTAGGTCCGGTTGGGCCTGTCGTACCAGTTGGCCCAGTTGTCCCTTGGGGACCCGTTGGACCCGTAGGACCAGTGGTTCCCGTAGGACCTGTAGTACCTTGCGGACCCGTAGGCCCGCTCGGCCCAACAATACCAGTAGCTCCAGTAACACCTTCGGGACCCTGAATACCAGTTGGTCCGGTTGTTCCCTGCAATCCCGTTGGTCCCGTTGTACCAGTCGGTCCAGTAGTACCTGTTGGACCCGTAGTTCCGGTGGGACCCGTAGTACCACTAGGACCTGTTGGTCCTGTGGTTCCAGAAGGACCTTGAATACCTGTAGGACCCGTCGTACCTACTGGGCCTGTCGGCCCAATAACGCCTGTAGGACCTGTAGTGCCCTGCAATCCGGTAGGACCTTGTAATCCCGTGGGGCCTGTAGTACCAATAGGGCCTGTTTCACCAATCGGGCCAGTCGGACCCGTGGTTCCTGTCGGTCCAGTCGTGCCAGAAGGACCTGTCGGTCCCGTTGGACCGGACGGACCAGTAGGCCCTGTCGGGCCAGTGGTGCCCGTAGGTCCAGTAGTTCCTTGAATACCGCTAGGACCAGTTGGTCCGGTAGGACCCGTTGTGCCTGATGGTCCTGTTGGCCCAGTTGGGCCAGTTGGGCCTGTTGGGCCTGTAGTGCCGCTAGGGCCAGTAGGACCAGTAGGTCCGGTGGGTCCTGTAGTTCCGGTAGGTCCGGTGGTGCCAGTGGGTCCCGTCGTGCCTGTGGGGCCTGTAGTACCCGTTGGACCAGTGGTGCCCGTTGGGCCAGTGCTGCCTTGTGGACCCGTTGGTCCGGTTGGTCCTGTTGGACCTGACGCGCCAGTAGGTCCGATTAAATCGGGGAAAATAACATCGAAATTAGGCGGCGTACACCAATTGGGCTGGTCACAAGACGACATAAGTGAAAGGTAGCATCTTTAATCTCCAGAGGCAACATTCTCAAGTCCTTTGAGGTGCAATCCATCCTGCATAGATAGCAGAGGTTTAAGTTTCCCCTTAGGCTCGAAATGAACTCCCATCATTTCATTGGTTCCATTGTTGAACTTAATTTTATTTGCAGGTAGTCGCTTGAGCATGTCCTTGCTGATGTTAATATCGTAGAACTCAACAATATCCTCAATCCAATCCTGCGAACAACCATCCTCTAGGGCCTTGAGCAAAACGGCCCACGCAAGTCCTTGATAGCCGGGCGTGACGTAATCCATCGAAAAACGACACTTGCGATTTGAATCTATGTGATAGCCGATTTTCATGAGTTAGGTCATTAGAAATGGTTATAGGACACTAAATGATTAATTGACAAGCCTAAAGATTATTTGCTACATTTCAGCATCAGGGGTCTAACTGCAAAGTCGGCTCGCCTTAATTGGCATACCCGCTGTGAGCAAACGGGTCTAGGTCATTTGGAACTACCCACCGAATGGCAGTATTAATGGCTGCAAATCCATTATAGAAAAAACACTCACACAGTATTATCATGCCTATCACTCCTACTCCTGCTTACGTCGATCTTCCGACAGCGACCCAAATCTTCGCTGCGGACCCAACTCGCATCATCGCTCCCATTGGCGCTGCTTTGGCCGCTAATGTTCCTTACCTCTCGGTTCTTCCACAGAAGACCTTTGAGGCCCAAGTGTCCCCCATCCACGTCAGCGTGGTTCAAGGTCGTACCGTCCCCGGTACTTCCATGACCTTCCCGACGTTTAACACGATGGGCAGTGTCACTGCTATCGGACCCAATGCTGGTAACAGCAAGAGCGGTACGTCGAGCTATCAATACCAAGCGAAAATCTACCAAGATTTCTCGGATGTTATTGCCCTCAACGTCGCTTACAATGCGTTCAAAGAGTCCCTTACTTCGCAGCTCCAAGCTGTGCAGCAATACTCCACGGAACTCATCAATGCCGATACCCGTGCTGAAATCTTCACCCGTTCCGGTGTTAAAGCTGTTGTTCAATCGAGCGCCAGCTTCTACTCCACGATCAGCGGTGGTCAGCAACAAATCGACACCCCACTCCCGAATACCTATTCGGATACCCGTCTGAGCTTCCAGCTCCTCCATCACTACGCTCGTTACCTCACGCAAGACCTCCTTGCTTGGAAGTTTGGCGAGGGCGAAAACGCGCACGTTCGTTTCATTGGTTCCGCTGACATTCTTGAGGCCCTTCGTCAGGACCTCGGTGGTGCGGCTGGCCCCGGTGGATACGTCCAATACCCAATCGGACCTCTCGCTGCCAACAGCATTGCTGGTGACAAAGAGGCGATGAAGGGAATGACGGGCTACCTGTTCAAGCCCATGTTCCGTGGTATCGACTTCGGTGAGGACCAACGCCCCCTCCGCTACAACTGGACTGGTTCCACGTATGTTGCGGTTGAGCCATACGTCCAAGTTGCTGGCACGACTGGCAATATCGAAGTTGTTAACCCCGGCTGGCTGGTCGCTTCTCACGAAGTCGGCTTCCTGTTTGCTCGTAACTCTTTCGAGCGTCAGGTTCCCGCTAAATGGGTTGGCGAAGGCCGTGTGAAATGGGCGCAGCAAATGTTCGGTGGAGAAGTCATCTTCGGGGCTTACCCTGACATGGTGCAAAACTTCTTCCGTAACTACGGTGTGCTCGCGTTCCAAATCGGTCGTGCTTTCCGCCCGATCTATCCTTGGTTCGTGCTCCCCATCGTTTACAAACGGTGCAATGTTGACGATGCCCCAGCTTCTTGCTCTGGCGTCTCTGGCGTCTAATCAACTGATTAGTTAGCCAATAAATTGGGCCTACCTTTTACTGGGTAGGCCCTTTTTACTGTCCAAGTAAAACAATCTTATTGATTAAACGTGAACCATGTGGCCCTTCCGGTGATACCAACCGCTGCCCTCAGGGTCATTGGATGGGCGGCGTAGGTCAGCAATCTGTTGGAAGATGGCATCGTAACGCTTTGCACACGTTTCTAGCGAATAGAGCTGTCTGGCCCTGATACTGGTGAAAGAACGGCTTAAATCGCCCGCATTGACCTTTTTAAGGGCATCCAGCCAATCGCCAAGGGTATGGCAACGGTATCCCGTTTGACCATGGACCAAGGTTTCCGCAAAGCAGCCGTAATCTGTAGCAATCAGGGGTGTACCGCATAGCTGTCCTTCAACGCCAGCGCCACCAAACGGTTCAATGTAGCGGGTTGGCATCAGAAGGGCCTTAGCATTGCCTAATAGCTCAGAACGGGCCTTTCCGGTCACTGGACCGATATACTTGAGGTTCTTATGCGCCCATGGCTTGGGGTCGCCTTGGCCAGCAAGGATGATTTCCTCATCAATGCACTCAGCAATGGCCTTAACCACATCCAGACCCTTTTCAGGGCAAATTCTGCCGTAGTAGAGGAAATATTTGCCGGGTTCAGGTTGGTAATCCCAATCATCCAAATCAAAGTAATTGGGCACAATCCAGCAGTAATCCTTACCACCCGTTCCAACCACAGGTAGATTGTCCTGATTGTAAGCAATGCGACCATTGCCGTCAAAGTGCAGGGTCTTCCCAAGGTGGTAGTGCATCCAAGCGTAGGATTCAAAGATGCGGTAGGCACCAAAGTCATTATCAGGATAACCAATGCCCGTTTCAACGTGGTGTTGTTGCGGGAACATCTTCACAAGGTCCGCATGAGCACGCCCAAAGGGATGGCAGATAATGTCTCCGTCATTGACGTACTTAGGCAGGGCGGCTTTCAGGCGTTTATCGAACTCAATCCAGTGTGGTGAGCCAATAACCGCTGTATTGCCATGGAATGCGGTCTTCTCATGCTTTCCAGCAAACATGTTCAGCTCATCCTCTGTGAGCATTTGAACCTTAACGTCAGCGGTGGTCTGTGAATCGCCGTTAGAATACTCAACGCACTCATAGCCGAATGGCTGCATCATCTTGGGGATGCGGAATGCTTTTTGAGTGAACGCACAATGCTGATAGGCAACATTGGGAACGGTATGGAACAGGCCGAGGATGTGGATACGTGGTTTCTTCATTTGTGGAAAATCATCGCGTTGTTAGCCAGCCAACCCATGTGGTAGCCGTTACGCATAAAGTTAAGGAAGTCAGTGGTAGCGATATTGTCGTACTTGTAGCCCAGCCATTCAAAGCGTGAGCACCAGTAATGCTTGGGTTGGCAGTTAATATGCCCATCTCCACCCTGCCCGATTTGAGCCGCCGAGAATACGACCATGGATGGGTTGCACTTAACGATGTACCGTATGTAATGCCATGAGTAATCCGCAGGGATGTGTTCCCCTACCTCAAGTGATAGCACTACGGGAGCGGTAAACTTGGGTTCATCCCAAATAATGTCCGTAACGTGGCATTCGGGAGTCTGCAAGCAGCGACGATCAACATCCACGCCCTTGGCGCTAATGCCAACATCATTGAGCGCGGCTACGTAATTGCCGGGACCGCAGCCCACATCAAGCACTTGCTCAACTCCATAGCCTTTCAGGTACTCAGCTATGCGTTTAGCTTGTGGCGTTTCTTCGTCTAGGATTCTTTCGTAGTTACAGGGTTCCATTTGATTTTCTTACCTTCGTTAGGATAATTGGGTCGAGTAATCCCGCAGGTCAGGTTCTCGCAGCCCATGGTTTCATTGCTGTCAAAGCACTTGAATTTACCAGTGTTAAGATGGACCAAGAATATCGGATTATGGTCGATGCCGTAATCAATCATGAGAATTGCCCTTCCTTCGCCTAATGGCGTCTGAACCCATATCGGGTTTGTGAACTCATGAGTGACTGTCATTTTCGCCTTGAACCTAGAACAGAATTCGTGCTTAATACAAGCATGAAAGTCAGCAGCAGCAACATTGAAGAAGTGGAATACGATGAACAGTCCGAAACAATGTCGGTTACGTTCAACAATGGCAGTACCTATGCGCTGTTTAACGTGCCCAAAGGCGTTTACGAACGCTTAATCAAAGCTGGCAGCATTGGGTCATACTACGCCAGCAACATCAAAGGTCGTTACAGCACCAGCAAGGTCAGGTAATCACTTTTCCTGCCATTCGGCGCGTTCAGCCTCGGTCATCTTTGGTATCTTCTTATTGGCGGGTTTGCTGACGGTCAACCCTGTGCCAAATTTGCTTTCAATTTTATCACGGAATGAGGCCAACGAAGCCTTGGTGTTAACAATCGTGTACTGACCGTCGCCGGGAACCTTAATCGTAACCTTTGGGGCTTCATCATTAAATGATGACAGAATCCTTTCAGCGTCTTTTACCTTGTTTGTGTAAGAACGACCGCTGCCCTTGGAATAGTATTCCTTGTCCTGTAATGCGCGAGCATAGGCTTCCTTGTCTTTTGCGGTCTTAAGTTCAGGAACATCAGGAGCGGCTTTCTCCAGTTCTGTAAGATTCTGCGTAAGGTAATCCTTTTGAGCAGCCATCTGTTTCTTTGAAGCCAATTGAGACACTTCGGAATCAAGTTTCTCGCTGGGTTTCAGCGTGATTTTGTTCTTGGTCTTAGTAACCGTAACTTCGGGATTGCTGACAACTGGGATTTCGGCAGGAGCAGGAGCCGCCGCAGCACTAGGACCAGCCGCAGGGGGTTCTGGTGGTGGCGTTACGGGAGCTGGAGCTGTAGGTGGAGCCTCTGGAGGCATTTCACCTGATTTTGGAGACTCTAGTTCTTGAAAGCTCTTGAGCGAAGCGGGTTTTGTTGGCTTATCCGGTTTGGCCACAAACAAATCAGTGACGTTTTTGAGGATAAGGTTGTATTCCCTTGGGTCTTTGGTTCCAGCAAGCACACGCGCAGCAATTTCGGTATCACTGTTAAGCGGAATGTTGCGCTCCTTAAATTCATTCAGAGCATTGACCTTACGCTTATTAAACTCTTCGGTAGTGAATGAAGGAGTGGTTTGAGACTTTGCGGCCTTTTCCTCACCAAGCATGGCTTTGCGCGTAGCTACCACATCAGCTTGTCCAAGACGCTCCGAGAGATATTGATTCCATTCTTGATCGGTTTTGTTCTTACGGAGATTAATTACATTTTGGTAATCAACGCCCTCTTTCTCCACAATCTGATCAATGATGCTTTGGTTCTGTTTCTCGATAGAACTCAGCTTTGCTTTTTCAACCGTTGCAGCAGCTTCATCAACAGCTTGTTTTTCAGCAGCCGCAGCTTGTTCTTTAGCGGCAGCAGCTTCATCGGCTTTCTGCTTTTTACCAGCAGCAATCGACTCATTCTCAATATCAATGTCACGTTGACGCTCCATGCGCTCATTCATGCCGCGCAATTCAACCATCAAGTCTTCGCGTGTCTTAGGCAAAGATTCTTTAATCTTGGATTCAGCCTCTTTGAACATCCCGCCAATCTCTTTCTTGGTCTGACGAGCAGCAGTAGCTACCGAAGATTGAACAGACGATTCTGTAGCAGCCTTAGTTGCTGTAGCCGCCTTTGGAGTTGTTTCTGGAGCGGGAGGCATTTCCCCTGCGGGTCCTAAATTAAGTTTACCGGAACGATGTAGCTCAACCGCTTTCTGTAATTCAGCAGTGTTGTTAGCTATGCCGATAGCGCGAACACTAGGGTTGGTTTCAAGGTCGCTTTTAATGAAGGCAGCTTTGTCGGGAGCAGCTTCAAGTTTAGCCCCCATCTCTGGAGTGATTTGATCGTAAACGTAATGAGATATGCCACGGCTTGAGCCAATGTTATCGTAAACCGTTGGAACAAATTCAGCGTAAATCATCCCGTGTTCAGGATGGTAAGAGTAACTGAGAACCCTATCGGTTGGCGAACGCTCAACATTTTGCTGACGCGCAGCAAATGCCTCAAGCGGACGAGCACCACGGGCTTCCCTAGGGATTTCACCCATCACGCGACCTGACGCCGCCGTTAAGCTAACATAGCGCGGGTCAAAACGATTCAATTTGGGGTCAATAACAGCACTTGTGCTACCAATCCGTTTGGCGTCAGCAACCAGATCGGTCACTTGGTCCATGGTTGGAGCCTTACTCATGATGTTCTTGCCGGAATCGGCAACAAAAGAAACTTCACCCGGTTTGATTTCAGGCACGGGTGCTTGTTTTTTACCCGCAATTATGTCAGCAGCATCGGTATAAAGACTAGATACGTTAATGCTTTCTCCGGGCTGAAATAAACGTGTGGATACAGCACCTCTAAGTTTTTGGCCAAGCGAATTTAGTGCTTCGGCTCCACCCTTGGCCGCGCTTAAAACCTCTGGAAGTCCTTTGGCTACGCCACCAGTAGCAGCACCAACACCAAAACCAGCCAAAGCAGCTTCTTTATCGCCGGGTTTATCGCTAGTTGCCGCTGCAAGGCTACCACCAAGCGCCCCGCCTAAACCAGCAGCCGTAAGGGTTGAGGTGATTCCTTTGATTGCATCAGCAGATGCGTTTTTAGTAAAATTACTGAGCGAAATGTAGTTCTGTAACCAATTTTGTGATGTGGCAATTTTGTCCGTAAGGGCATTAACACGGTCCAAGCCTTGCTCTTCGGTTAACCTAAGGGCAGGAATATCCTCAATATCTTTAGCGAGCTGACTTTGCAGTTTAAGAATTCGCTTTTCCAGCAATGGTTGAGCACCCTCTTGAATAAAATCATTGATTGCAGACACGAACTTTGTTTCAACGGCTTTAGGAATAAAAGATTCGCCAAGTTTAGAAGCAAATTGAAGTCCTTTCTTGGCTACGGTTGTTCCAGCTTTAGCGGTTGCAAGCGCAGCCTTGCCGCCCATCTCTGATGCCGTTTCTAGGGCTTTTACGGCCTTTCCGCCGCCACCAAGGGGCAACATAACCCCTCCGACGAATTCGCCTATTTTTGCAGCGGATGGCTTTTCTGCACCATAAGTCTTTTCCGTGTACTTTTGGGCTACATCCTGAAATTTCTTGTTAAGCTCAAGACGGTCCAATGCTTCTTCTGCCGAATTACGCAGCAATGCGTCATCCCCAGTAGCTTTGGCAATGCCGGAAACGGCTTCTTCGCCAATGTTGGCACCAAGATTAAGGGCAGCACGACCAGTCTCAGCTAGAACGCGAGGTACTTGAGCCATGCCAGCAATAGCTGCTTTAACAGGGTTTTCCATGTACTCAGGAAGTGCTTTTTCAACCACTTGTTGAGCACCGGACAAAGCCTTACCTGTTCCCTTAACCATTTCACCAACGGATGGAACGTACTGACCAGCCCGCTCAATTGGGCTATATTTCTTCATGCGCTGAACGTAGGTGTCAGTCCATTCCTTGCGCGCCAATTCCTTGTCGGCGTCGGGAGTATCAGCAGAAAACAACTTGGCTTCCGATTGCCGTAGTTTGGAATCAAGAATATCTAATGCAGATGATGGCTTATCTACGTTACTAGCGTTAGATAAAGAAAATTTGGCACCAGTTTGTGCAGGAAGCGGAGTTTGATTATTCGGAGCAGGAACCGAAGAATCAACATTAGCCGCATTGATTAGACTAAATGTAGCCATTTTCGGTATTATTTTTTGCGTTTGACCGTTGATTGATTTCCGTCCTCATCAATAATTACTGTGCCATCTGGTAATGCGTCAACTTCGGCTTGAGATTTAACCAAAATTGGGCCTACAGGTTTTTGAGCAGCAGGAACTGCACTAGGATTAGAAATGGGATTAGCGGGATTAACAATTGCAGCTTTTTTTGATGGACCAGCAGAAGTCCAAGGAGCATTACCTGTGTTATCTAATTTATCGTAATCAAAATCTCCTGTTTTTTTATCAAGAAGATCAATGTTATCAATAACGGTTTTATTTGGATTAACATATCCCTTATTTTTCAAAGTGTTGTACAAATCCCAAGGAATACGGTTTTCATTAACAGAATAATCAACTCCGGGCGTGCCTTTACCAATTGGATTGTCATTGGTGTAATCATCCCATTTTGCATCAAATCCGTCTGTTATTTTGTAAACTTTGTAATAATTTGATTTAGCCCTCAGATAATCTTGTTGGTTCTGATTGCCGATAAGATACCCCATGGCCAGCTCTTTACGAACTGGTGCGGGAGTATTTGCATCGCCAAGGGCCCCAATGATGCTTTGCATTTCTTGAACAGCGACTCGACTTCCGACAAGGCCCTTAGCTTGTCCAAGACCAGCTTGAGTAGCAAGTTTATCAAGAGCAATTAAGTCTGGTTGAAATAATTTGCGAACATCGTTAACAATTCCACCAATAAGAGGGATTTTAGAAAATGTTGTTACTTTTTCACCAATGTTTAATTCTCGGCCAATAATATCGCGGCTGCGTTGAAGATCAGAAATAAGTGCTGCATTTCCGTCCATTTCTTTTCGCGCAGCAGCACGCATTGCAAGGTTGTTTGACACCGTTTCACTGGATGTCATGTTAACATTAGGATTACCTGTAACCGCAGGAACTCCTTCCCGAATAGCGTTTTTAATGGAATCGTTAGCATCTTTGCCGGGTGCCCAAACAAACTGGTTGTTTTTATTTTGATAACCAAATCCACCAGTTGTAAACGGAATTTCTTCAATTGGTTTGACCAAAGGTTCAATTGCAGGGCCAGCAGGAATAGATGCAGCAGCTACGGGAGTTGCTGGAATTTGCGGAGTAGGAGCAGTAGCGGCTAACGGTAAACCAGTTTCGGTTTTAACTTGATTAAGAAGACCGCCTTGAGGAATTGTTTCAATTACAGGAGCTTTAAAGCTACCCAATGCTTGCGGCAAACTTGGTGCAGCAACAGATTGTGGCGTAGGAGCAGGTACAGAAACCGCAGTTTGGGCGGGAGTCGTGGAATATGGAACACTACCAGCAATAACATCCGTTACCGTACCAAATATTTTTTGTCCCGCCGCATTTAGCGTATATGGACGAATTCTATGCCGTGGTTGACCAGTTACTGGGTCATCCGTGATTGCTCCAATAAACTCAAATTCAGTATTGCCTGAACCACGATTAAGCGCACTAGAAGGAAGGGCGGTTAATCCACCAGCGGTTCTGATGTAATTAATGCCTCCAACATTAATAACATCATATCCTTCTTTGGAAATAGCTTTGGCAACAGCTCCTTGACCCGCAGCTTGATTAATAGCAATCTGTTCAGGACTGCCGACAGCACTGGGTGCTAATGCGGTCAAAGCAGACGTTCCACGGGCTTTTAATGCCGCTTCCGCTCGTTTGTTACGCAATTCTTGCACTGCTGCTTGTTCTTCGGGGTCAAGCAAACGACTTTGCTGTTCAGCCAATCCCTTTTGATAACCAGCTTGAGCAATGGCAGCTTGAGTCTGTGGCGCAAGCAAAGCTGTCTGTTGCGCGTTCTTGAGCGCATTAGAGTAAGCCTGTTGGGTTTCGCCAACGTCAAATTTGCCGAGGTTGCTCGGCATACTCAAGGGCTGCGGCAGTGCGCTAAGTTGAAAGCCTGATGTAGGATTAGCCATGACGATTATTATTAACGATACGGTCCGGTATAGGGTTTGATTGTCGAACTAAAAGTAGTTCCGCTATACGTCGGAAGATTAAACGATGGATTAGTGTTTCCGCCCATTGGAAGCGTGTTAGCAGCTCCCGGAGTTGAACCTCCAAAATTAGCCATTCCCGCAAGACTGCCAAGATTTCCCAAGAGTTGGGCTTGAGTATTAGCTTTGGATTGAATGAGATTGGCTTGAGCACCAGCCTTGCTAAGGTCAAATTGGTTTTGCGCTTGGTTCTGGCCAATAGCAGCAGAAGCCAAGGAACCGGGGTCAAGACCGGATGTAGGAAGACCAGCCGTAGCGTTAGACGTAAGCGACAGTGCTTTTTGTTGAGCCTGATTACGAAGGTCCATTGCAGACAATCCCAATTGAGCAGCGGTCAATGGCCCAGCTCCAAATCCACCAGCACCAGCACGCGCCATGGTAGCGCGAGTGACCTGATTAGCCACATCGGTAGGAAGATTGCCGCCGCGCTCAAGGTCTTGAGCTACTTGTTTTTGTAGGCCAAAACGAGCAGCAGAAACATCGGGCATGTATTGCTGTTCAAGAGCAATCGACTTCTCAAGGTTTTGCTGGGCGTAACCTTGGGCCTGACGTTGCAAGGCTTCCAAGTCAATAGGCTTGTACTGTTGTTGATTAACGAGATCAGAAGCCTTCCTTTGGGCGCTAGAGGAGATTGCGGAAGCACCAAGCGCCGAAGCTCCCATAATCAGTGCAGCAGTTGTTGAAATAGCCATGTTATTTAATCTCCTTCATGTAATGTGTTTCGGTGATTTTGTACCCTCGTTTTGTGTAAAGTTTTCCCAATTTATCGCTATGGATGCTTTCTAAGTGTACCATGCCAATGCGTTTAACGCCTACGTCTGTTGCGATTTTCTCGTAAGCGTTAAGAAGCAAGATTCCTTCTCCTTTGCGGTATTGAGGGTCAACAAACCAAAACATTTCCTGTGATACCAAAACACCGTCATTTGGGTCCTTGCTTACAACAAACCCAAGCATACCGATTAACTTATCGTTGCGATAAGCACCAATAATGCGGCCAACGTCTCGTTTGATTATATCCGTCCAGCTCGCAATGAACGAAGACTCGTCATAATTGCCAACAATCTTTCCTTCCTGCCAGAACTGTTTGGCAAGAGGCGTAATTGAATCAAGTTTGTCGGCTTCAACAAATTTGATTTCAACTGACGTTTGGCTTTCTTGAGTCATGTAAATTGATTAAACAGGGTAGCCAGCAAACACAAACCATTTCGGGCTAAACTCCGTGGTGGTAGCATTAAGCGACTTGAGCATCGTTTCCGAGGTGGACTTGATAAGGCCAACCGTGGTTTGCAGCGACGACGTAGAAGCGGAAAGGAATTCAGTGTTATTACGCAAAGCCTGAATCTCGGTCTGACTGTACGAACCACCAATGCTGAGATTGCCGATTGTGCCAGCCACAGGGTTAACAGCGGGGTTGGAAATGTTTGTGAATGAGTTATCCGCTGGCAATCCAGCCAATCCGCTGAGAAATGTGTAATTAGGCAGCGTTCCTGTCGCAAACAATGTCAATAGATTGGATTTTTGCTGTTCCGTGAGGCTGGTGATGCTGTTAATAATGCGGCCATCCAAGAGCACCCATCCATTGGTCAAATCGTCGGATTGGCGCAAAGCCACCTTCATATCGCCCACTTGAAGCTCGCTGATAGGGGTGTAGGCACCCAAATCCTGATTCCAAGCCATGAAACGCTTGGTGGTGGTGTTGTAGAACAACCCTTGGTTACTTGTGGGTGGAGTAGCGCCGCTAATGAAAAAGCTAACGTCTTGGGAAATGCTGCCAGTAATGAACTCACTGATGATGCTCAACAGCTCATCAATGTTAACTGCCTGAATACCCACAGGTACAGGATTGGCAATGAGGGTAATAGGAATGGAAGTCGCCATGGCGTTAATTTATCACTCTGAGGGATTAGGGGCAATTGTTAGCTAGGATAAGTAGGGGTGTAACCCGTTTCAATGTAATTACTCGAAATCGGGGAAAGTGCTTCTGCCGAGCTGCGCTCAACAAAGGAGTAGTTTTGCGAGCCGTTAGGCACGTATTCAGGGCAACTGGCCTCAGGGAGGATGTGTTGACCAGTCTCAGGGTCAAGAACCTCGCCTTCCGTGTTATCGGGGTTGTAATCGACGGTTAAACGATAAGCCTTGAGCGCACCGACACCCGTGAAATAGAGCAAAAGGCTGAAAGCGCGATCAATGTCATCCTGATCTTTGTCTTCTACGTTGGCAGAAGTGCAGGTTTCCTGTGCGCGATTGTCCTTAGCGCGAATATCACGGGTTTGCTTGGCAAAACTTTCGTGATTCGTGGCATTCACAATTGGCGTGTAGTCAGGGTTGTCCAAAAGAACTGAACCCGGAGTTGCCATGACGGAAGTATCAAGCAATTGATGGTATTTGCCGCGCAATCCCTTCCAGAAGCCTTCGATGGTAACGCCACCGTAGATTTGAGTCATCAATAAGCGGAAGGTGCGGAATATGGCTTTGGAGAATGGACCGTCCGTAACGGAATGGGATTTGGTTTCAATGGTCCACGACACGGGTTCATTGTTGTCCGCACGATTGCCATTAAACGCCTTCCAGACGCGAATAACGCCATCGTAGTCAACTGACATGCAGTACACCTTCTTTTGCCCGTTAATGACCGCTGTAGCCCATTCTACGGGCCTTAGACCCGTCCATACGCCTTGCCATGCGCTGCTACTAAAGGAACTGCCAGCAGACACGTTAAATCCTACGGGCATCACGATGCGGTCAAGAACCTGCGTATGACCATTGTAGATGCGTCCACGGTAGGTAGCCTTATACTCAGGATTAGAAGGCTTAATAGCCACAGGAACTGACCACCAGACGTAAGAATCAAAGCTACCAGCGCAAATAGCAGAGCGATTCCCGCTCATTTGCTGTTTGGAGTAGGCCATTTCGCTGTCAATGGGAGGCAGGGCTTGGGTTGAAACAACCGTTCCGAAGCTGTCAAAGGCAACGATACCGTTGTCCGAGTACCAATGCAGCAAGCCCATGTGGTTAATCATGGACTTATGGCTAACGCATCCTACGCCAGCGAACACTTTACGTTGGAAATCGGCTACAGTAATCCATTCGCTGCGTTGCTGGATGCCTGATTGGATGGTAAATATGCCCGTATCGGTTCCAACAAACAGCATGTTTTGTTGAACACCTGATGCTCCACGGTCAATAAGGCCAGTAACCGTAGTTGGGAAGTTAAACGACGGGATGTTAATCAAGACCGTCTCATCGGTAAAGGTTAGCGGGTCGCCAAGGTCAGAAGCGAATACTTGAGTGCCGTTGGCCACCCAAAGGCGATTGCCGCTCCAAGCCATCCACAGGCCCAAACGGGTCTGATTGTAGCCATCCACGTAGATTGTGTTACCTTGGTCATCCGTCTTCCATTTCTTGACCGGATTGAGGCTACCAGCAGCTACGCCATCCCAGTAACAAGCACGGCTAACACCGTCCTGCATGATCAAGATGTTCTGTGGAGCTGTAACCCACACTCGACCATTCTGTAGGGTAGAGGTGCGAACCGTGTTAACCGCGCAAATTTGATCTGCTTGGCGGCTAAATTGGATTTGAGTGATCAAAACTGGGTTATTAACCGTGCCGTCAGGATTGATATTGCAGTAAAAAACGGCTCCAGACACGCCAAACAGCAATTGAGGATTGCCGTTGGTAGGCTGAAAGAACGTAAAGAACTGCGGGTAAACGTCAGGTGTACCATTATTGAACCACCAGTTGTAGAAATCGCCGCTAGACGAATTGTACATCAAGGATAGCACGCTATCAAACCCCGGACGGGTCTGCCAAATGCCACCCTTGTTGACCGAATTTTCAGCCCAGCGCACTTGAGTATCGCCCACAAACTGAGGGTCAACGTAGCTATTCACCCCATCGGTGAAGCCAATGACATCCTTGTAGGTTCTAGTTTGTGGAACTGTATGCGCCATGGTTCATTAAGGATTAACGGTAGTCAGTCGCACCCATGCCGTAGCCGGGTTCAATCTGTAGCTTAAAGGTAGCTGGACCGTCCTCAATGAGCAAGCGTTCAAGAAGGAGCTTAATGGCTTTGTCTTCGTATGCTTGAGCAATATCAAGATTGTTTGTCTCAAAGAGGCGAATGGATTTGAGCAGGAAGATCAAAGCGGCTTTTGAGGGCAGCGGGATAATGTCGGTATCATTGACGAAACGAATCTCGCTACGGCGATACTTGATGCGAACCCACTTGCAGTTGGCGTTAACGCGAATGCGACGGTACTGTGGTTGTGTCTCGGATGGGGCGTAATAGCCGATTGTGCGGCCATTGGCTTGATTGGTGCCGGGGAACCCAATCAGCTTAACGTAACCCTGTGTAACTGGTTTATCGACACGGGTAATCCGCTTGAATTGGGTAGCAGCCGAATCAATAGCCGCATAGCCGTTAAGCAGCGGGATTTGAACGCTAACAAACTTCTCATTGTAATTGGAGTCCATCGTGTCCCCGTAAACGGTGATAGACAGGTTGCCTTGTCCATCGGCAGGGTTCTCAACAATAGCCGCAAGATAAGACCATTCCTTGAGGTCTTGGAAGGTAGCGGAAAGCCCACGGTCATCCCAAACGTAACCTGAATCACCCCCTGCACCCATTCCGTAAATGCCGCCACCACCTTGTTCAGTGCCGGGACCATTGATGTGATATTGAAACCACGAATTACGAAATTGAGCAGGGAATCCGCCAACATTGGTCGCAAGGATAACTCCCACTTCACTGGGCAGCGTAACCACGCCACAACCGTCCGAGCACACATCCATGGTGCCCAAATACGGGTTCCAGTTAGCCTTCCACGTAGCTAACTCAATAGCACGCTGGATGTAGTCGATGATAGCATTGCGGTCATCAATGCCGAGAACGTCGCGGCTTTTCGATGAAGCAATGATTTCACCAAGGGTGGGGTAGCCCAGTAGGGCCTGTCCGTGGGTTAGCATGGTTATTCGTTGTCGTCTTCGTCATCCTCTTCGGATTTCTTGGAGTTGGACTTCTTGATCATCTTATCAACAACATCATCCATGTCGCCTTCTGATTCGTAATCATCGGGCATACAAATGGTGCGGACTTCTAGCTCAACCGAAGTGGTTGTTTTTCCGTTTTGGTCAGTGCGAACATTGATGCTGCGACGTTTAAAGTCGATCAACACGCAGCCTTCTTCGGGAATGCCTTCCAAGCCTTCAACATCACTAATGTAAAAAGATGGGTAATATTTCTTTTTTTTGCCCTTAGATTCGGATTCAGTAGCCACAGCAAGTTCTCCAATCTCAGCGGTCTTGCCAAGTTCAATATGGACGGGGAATTCTTTTTCGCGTTGTGATTCAGTCATGGTAGTAATTAGTTAATGAAACCGGGGGATGTGATGGTGTAGGAAGGCATGTTAAACACAACGCATTGTGCTCCAATGAGCAATTGCTGGTTTCCCTTGAGGTACAAGCTCAAACCTTGAGTAATATCCAGCGTGGCCCAAATGCTGTAGCTCTCAACGGTTCCATAAACCACATTGCCAACATTGCGGGTCAACTTGGCAAAAGGAATGGCTTTAAGGCCAATTTCGCCCTCACCAATGTTCTGAGTGATGAATAGGTCGCCAGAAGTATCGCCGCCATTAGCATTCCAAGCCACTTGAATCTCGAAATGAAACAGGTAGGTTCCGCTATTGAACGGCACAGCACCAAAATTGATAATCTTTTCGGTGGTCAGCGCATTCAGCGCATCAGCATAGGGATAAGTAGGATTCCAGTAAGCCCCAGTAAAATAGGCCAAAGGATTGGAATCGCCAGCAATACCAGTAGGACCCGTTGCACCAGTAATGCCGCGCAATCCTTGGGGTCCTTGGCTACCAGTAACGCCAGTAGGGCCTTGAACACCCGTAGAACCGCGATTGCCTTGTGGACCAGTAGGACCAGAAGGACCTGTAGCACCCTGTGGTCCAGCCACAACCGTTGTAACCGGAACCGGAGGCTGGCAAATCATGCTAACATCGGAGCAGCATCCAGTTGTGCCAGATGAGCTAGGTTCAGGAGGGTTACAGGTAGAGCAGGACATGGCGAAATGGTATCAGTTTGAAGGATTTAGGGCAATTAAACCCAAATTAGACATCAGGTGTAATTGTTGAATACTTGATTTCCGCTTCCTTGATCGTAAACGACTGTGCCACCCGGAGAAGACGGATAACCGTTAGGGCCTGTGTTATCGGTCGCAAATGTTTTGTTTCCAGACGCTATGGATTGAGCCGTATGATCTTGCAACCAAATTCCTGTAACGCAACCAACAAAGGTATTATTTGTCACAAGGTGTCCTGCCGTATCTTGAAGAACAACACCATTGCCATTATTTGTGCGTAACCAATTATTGTGAATAAAACTAAAATGACTATCATCACTAATATCAATTCCTACAAATGACGAGGTACCAGCATCACCAAAGAACAAACAATCGTGAATGTAAACACGTTTTATTTTTCTAATGTAAATTGATCTTTGGCTATTAGCACCATGGGTGTTAGAAATACAAATATGTTCTTGGGTACTGCTTGGAGATGCGTACAAACCGTATTGACCAAGTAATGTGCAATCATCAATAATTGTACCTTCCAAATTGCCAGATATGTATATGCATTTATCGAAATTGTAAAAATCACATGCTATAAATCTGGTAGGATTGGATTCAGCGGTATAACACGGAGCACCACCGTTTCCTGAGGTGGCTAATTGAACACCGTTTGCTCCTGTAGTATCATCATTTTTACCACGAAAAGTACAATTAATAAGTTTGGCATTCCAAGCATTAGTTATTCTAACTTGATAAGCGTAATAACCACTTCCATAATATGCGCTTTGTGGATTAATTGTTATTCCCCTCATTTCCAAAGATTGAAAAGTGTTAGAACACGCTGCTCCCCAACTTAAATCTATTCCAATTGCTGCAACAGCTCCAGTTGTTTCAACAGCAACACTAAAATCAGCTAGTAATAAACTGCACTGACTTCCTTCCGTTTTATTGAATCCAAGTCTTAAAAGTCCAGAATTGCTATATCCTGAAAGAACGGAGACGCCTTGCCCGTCTCCCATAATTGTAAGACTCTTTGGAAGCGCAATTGAATCGTTGTAAACCAGACTATTTAATCGGTATCGGCCAGCAGGGAAATAAACGCATCCTCCCGTAAAAAGAGAAATAGCGGCATCCATGGCTTTTTGAAATGCCGCTGAATCATCGTTTGTTCCATCACCTCTAGCTCCAAAATCCCTGACATTTAATTTTGGGAAAGAGCTTCCGGTTATGTATTGAACAGAAATATCAGATTCATTTGCACCCCATGACTGAAACAAAAATTGCATAGTTTGCGCTGGTCCAATAACTGTCGGCAAACTGCCATTTGTTTTCCAAGTTCCAAGTTGTGACCAAGTAATAGTTAAATTCCCGCCCGTGCTGTTGTACAATTCAAGCACAGAAAAAGCTGTACTAGCCCTATTAGATGTTGCTACTATTACAGCATTAATTGTCAGGGGTATGCGTGCTCTAGCTACGGAAACATCGACGGTTATGTTTCCTCCAGATGGATAATTAAGTTCAGGAACAAGTTTTAACTGAGTGGCTTCAACAATCGACAATCCCGCATTGCCGCCTTGGACAACAACGTCACTTGCTAAAATCCCGCTATCTTTGACCGTTGAGGAATTAACAAACGAAACTAAGTGATCAGCGGTAACTGCTGTGCTGACGGTGAATCCGGGACCTGTGGGGCCAGTTTGTCCAATCGGACCTTGCAAACCTGTAGAACCAGTAACGCCTTGCGGGCCTTGTACGCCAGTTTGGCCCACCGGACCAGTTTGACCTACTGGACCTGTTTGACCCACGTTGCCTTGTAGGCCAGTAGCACCTTGAATGCCTTGAACTCCTGTTTGACCAGTCAATCCTTGCAGTCCGGTAGCTCCGGTAATGCCTTGATTTCCCTGTATGCCTGTAGCGCCTTGTATGCCTTGAGTGCCAGTAGGTCCCTGAATGCCTTGAAGTCCAGTTGGACCTGTGGTTCCTTGTATCCCCTGAATGCCCGTTGCTCCAGTGGGACCTGATATTCCCACTCCGGTAGCGCCAGTTGACCCTGTTGTTCCAGTTGCGCCAGTTGAACCAACCGTTCCCGTTGGGCCTTGGATACCTGTAGGACCAGTAGTTCCTTGAAGTCCTGTTGAGCCTTGTGAGCCTGTTGGTCCAGTTACTCCGGTTGGTCCAGTAATGCCTTGAAAACCTTGTGCTCCGGTAGCTCCTGTAGCGCCGGGAACAGTGCTTGCAGCGCCAGTAGGCCCAGCGGGACCAGTAGAACCAACATCGCCCTTAAGGCCAGATGCCCCTGTAGGTCCAGTAGAACCTTCGGGTCCGGTAGGTCCTTGCGGTCCAGTAGCGCCAATTGTAGCCGCAGGGCCGGGAGGTCCTTCTGCACCTGTTGCTCCAACAGGACCAGTAGCCCCCAAATTTCCTTGTGGTCCAGTAGCACCTGTGGGGCCAGCAGGTCCACCAGCAGGGCCGGGGTCGCCAGCTCGTCCAGACGCACCAGTAGCTCCTACTGGCCCAGTCGCTCCCGTTGCTCCCAGTGTGCTTTCTGGAGTTTGAGTGATTGGTTGCTGAACAAAATTGAAGGTGTCGTTAGCCACAGGTTAAATTAGGGATTAAAAGTTATCGTTACATTAACATTTTCAGAGGTTGCTTGAGAACCATTATCATCAGTTACCGTACAAGTCCATAACGCATTGTAAACACCAGATTCGTTAGTAGTTAAGGCAAAAACCACGTTATCTGCCGTCAAGCTACTGATACCGTTGAAGTCTCCTTCGATGAAATTCCACTGATACGTGTAGGGCAGCTTGCCGCCATCTGCCGATACGATGATGTTATTGGTGTTGGCGCTAGTTGGGAATTCGTAGGTTTGCGCTTCCGCAGTTGCCACATTGGTATTGAGGCTAACAATTATGTTAACCTCTTGACTGGCAATGGAAACAACATTTAGTGCGCGCATACATTAGGAGGTCCATGCAGCTACGATACCGTTGTCAAAGTTGTTCCAAGCAAAGAGGGCGAGTAAGCCCGTGGAATTTGCCGCTAGGGTAGTAGGCACTGTTCCATTTGGAAACCACTTCCAGTCAATGGGGAACGTAAGGTTGCGCTCAGTTCCATCTGAATCAATGCGGATAAGGAGCGATTGACCTTCGGTAATTCCCGTAAGCTGAATGTCAACGTCTCCTAAAATATTGAGATATTGATTATCACCATCAGCCATATCAATCACTGTTGTTGCTCCGTAAGTAACTGTATGGATTCGGCTTATGTACCGATCTGCCGTAACTTTTTCTGGAGCTTGCAAATTTGTCGGAAGGCCAAGGGTGTAAGTAGCGCCAGTTGGAACAGCAGTAATTTGATTCGCAGTTCCGTTAATCACTGGTGTTGCTCCAGTAGCGCCGATTGCACCCGTTGCGCCCGTAGGACCAGTTGGCCCATTAGCAGGACCCGTAGGTCCCATCGGTCCCGTAGAACCGCTTGGTCCGGTAGCTCCACTTGGACCGGACGCACCTGTTGGACCAGCAACACCACTGGCACCGCTAGGCCCAGTAGGCCCTGTAGGGCCGTTTGCTGGCCCTGTGGGGCCTTGTGGACCCGTAGCGCCAGTTACACCCGTTTCGCCAATTAAACCCTGTAAACCCAAAGGCCCGGTAGCTCCTTGCGGTCCGGTAGGACCACTTGGTCCTGCGGCTCCAGTTGCACCAGACTGACCAGCGGGACCCGTAGCGCCTTGAATTCCTTCGGGGCCTTGTGCTCCGATAGTGCCTTGCGGTCCTGTTGGGCCTTGTAAACCACTAGGACCTGTTGGGCCTACAGCTCCAGTTGATCCAGATGGACCCGTTGGTCCACCAGCAGGTCCCGCAGGTCCTTGTGGGCCAGATGCACCAGTAGGCCCTACAACCCCTTTAAAAAGGTAGGCTACTGTCGGGGGAATCATGCAACTGTAATTGTCTGCCATAAAAGTTATGATAATGGTAATTTAAGGCTGGCGCAACCGCATTGAGGCTGCTAGGTTGCGGAATATCCCAATGCGTGCTGAATTATTCATGGTAACTTACGGCAACGATTATGAGTTTGCCGAATACACCCTACGTTCAATCAAAAAGTTTGGCTTTGGTTTTGCTGGCATAACTATCGTTGTCCCAACTAAAGACGAAACTAAATTTAAGGTCTTGGCCAGCAAATACGGCGTAAATCTACGCAGTTTCTTTGAAGCTCACGGTAAGGGCTTTCTCCATCATCAAGTCGTCAAATGCGAAGCTGACCTATGGTGCCCAAGGGACACCGATTTGATTGTTCACATCGACGCTGATTGCGTGTTTAAGGAGCCGTTTAGCCCTGAAACATTCATGCATGAGAATAAAGTCATTCTGGTGCGCGAGCATTTCGAGGATTTCAAGCAATATGGAGCACGTTACTCATGGAAGCATAACGTAGAGTATGCGCTAGGCATCAACGTCGAATGGGAAACAATGTGTCGCCATCCAAGCGTGTTCTACAAAGACATGTATGCCAAAATGCGCGCTCGCGTTGAGGAGCGTCATCATTATCCGTTTACCCAATATGTACTCTTACAGCGAAACGAATTCCCGCAGTCATTCGCGGAATTTCCAACAATCGGTGGATATGCAATCGAATTTGAGCCTGAACGGTATCAAATGGTTAATCAGATTATTACTCCCGGCCCGTTTTACCAAGACGAGTATTGGCGGCAATTCAACATCAACCCTGTACCCCGTGACGATAAAGGTTTTCCAACCGTAAAGGATGAGGTCAACATCACGTTATGGGAAAATGCTGACGGCACTCACGAAGTAAGGGGCTTAATTTCGCCCGTCCAATACTTCTGGTCGCGTAGGGGTGTTACGCCTGAGTACCGTCAGCAGCTTGAAGCTATCCTAGCTTAATCAAGGGCGCAAGCCTTTGATGTATTGCTCAATGAACGTGCTCTTGGTTGGATTGCCTGAGGCTGATTTGCACGCAGCATAGGAAAAGTGAACCATACGGGCTTCGGCCCAACGTCCGCTGTTCCAAGGTTGCATGATGCTATCTTCCTTGAGCCAGAACTTGTCTTCGATTCCGTCAAGAATGGCCCTATCGGTAGGAATCACACTAGCGGTTGAGTAATTGAAGTTCTTGATAGCATTGGTTAAATGCTGCAACGCTTCCTTGCCTGACGAAACAGCAGCCAAGGAGCCATTCCCAAGCAGGGTAAAGGCATCGGGTGCGGGAACGTCATCGCTGGTGAAAGATTGATTAGGGAACACATCGTATTCCGTCATCAAGCCGCCACCATAGTAATCAAATGCCAACCAACGAAGAATAAGGGCATTCTCCTTCTTGCGGGATGCAGTGTAGTTAAGAGCGGTCAATTGCTTCTTAATCGCAGCGTAATGGGGGTGCTTGCTGGCATCCCACTCACTGAACACGACAGGGTTGTAGCCATAGGCTTTCCATGTCTTCTTCCACATCTCGATAATGCGTTCTTCTTCCGCAATGTTCGTATCGGGCGTCTTGTCGAAATAGCACGCGATGGTCTTGAGCGATTCAACAATAGTGGAAGCGCCAACGTACTTCACGTATTTTTTACGGACCGCAACAAGAGCAGACATGTCCTTAACTCCGTGATAGAGGTAGGGACGCTCGCCATTCTTATCAAGATTGCTCAAATCTGTTTCAGTGATGGTGCGGCGATTGAAGTCCAACAGGATATTGTTGGTGTCCTTGCTGATGGGCAGAACGCGAGGAGCGTGATGCGTATCATAACCAACTTGGGCTGGACCACCAATGATGTTCATGCCACCAGCTTTTTGCCAGAAATCGGTAGAGTAGATGGCAACGCCATTAAGGTGAGAAGCGGTAGGATGCTGAATGATGTGACCCACAGCGGATTTGCCAGAATTGTAGGCATCGTCATACGACTCCAGCATCTTGTTAATCCAATCGGGAGAAAGCGGGCAGCAATCAGCCTCAAGGTTAAGAAAAGCGAAGTAGTCAGTCTGCCATTCGCGGTTATACATCCGCTCCAGCAAGTCATAGAACATTTCATTGGGTCCAAATGGATACCCAGCAGCGTTCATACGACGGCATTTAAGCTCATGAACCTTGCTGAATTTATCGGCCAATCGGTCCTTGAGCGCATTGGTCATTTGCTCTGCGTCAAAGCGACGGTGGAAAGCAAAGTCCACCCTGTCGTTAAACTTGGGTTCAAGGTCAGCAATGAGTTCAGCAACGGCTTTTGCCATCTCACGATCACCGTTCCAGTAATTGAGAACGATAAGGAATTTACGTTTTTTCTTTTCGGTATTCATCAGAATTGCGGCAAGTATGCCTTTTTAGTGTTTGTGTTGTGATAGCAGTAACCCATTTCCCCCATGTGAACAGGCATGACGGCATAATCAACGTATGTCGAGTGATCAACCTTTTTGGCCTTAATGCAGAAAGAGGCGTCTTCCGAGTGCTCTTCGCTAATGTGATTAAAGAAGCGGTACTTGTAACCAAATTTGTTAACAAAGCCCGAATCTTCGATCAACAGGTCAGGAATCTTGGCAATCATGTCCAAGAAAACTTGGCGATGCACAAGCGTGCAGCCAAAACCAACCCAGCCAACCTGATTAACAAAATTACGAGGTCCGTTATGAGCCGCATCATTGATTTGGTTAGATTGATACGCCTCTTGGAATTGTGCAACACCGTTAGGATTACGCCCAAAGTAACATCCACCAACCAATGAGCGTCCGGTTTGAATCAAACGCGCAATGGGGTTGATATTAACGTATTCGGCGGGGAACGATGGGTTGTTCGATATGCGACGATAGTAATCAACATCCCCGTGAGGAATGATCGTGTCGTCATCCAGCCAGAACGAGTATTCGCATCCGCTGTCCAAGAATTTCTGGGCGCAGAAATTTCGGGCACGAACAATCGAGGTGTCGTTACTGGTGTAGAACTGCATCTTTTCGCGCTCGTAAAGCGTAGCAAAAGACTTAAGCACACCAGCGTGAATAGGACGATTGGTGGGCATCAGAATGCACACTCGTTTACCAGCTTCAAATTGGTAGGGCGCAATTGGCTCCGAAGCAGCCATTACGTCACCAAACAAAGCAGGGTCCTTGTTGATTAAAGCCTGAATATCCTCAAGGGATGGGTTCTTTGACCCACCCCATTGAGCTACGATATTCGACGGTTTACCAGTAAGCTCCGCTGTAGCTGGAATGCCATGTTTAGTGACAAACTCAGTAACGGATTTTTTAATGTTGATCATTAGCTAGAGCGATTGGACAAGGCTTGCTGAGTCATGTTATCGAGAATGTCGTCAAACCCATCACCAATGCTTACTTCTTTGGCTTGAGAAGCGCGAGGCGACACGGTTCCAACGCTACGGGTAGCAGAACCAGCTTTCTTCATGCTGGCTACTTGGCTGCGTAGTGTCTCGATTTCCTTTTGGGCGTCAGATAGACGATTCTTGAGAGCAGGGGCAACATGATCACGATATAGAATACCGATTCGGGCAGCAATTTGTGCATCGAGAGGATTGGAGGTTTCTTTCTTGATGGATTCTGCGTACTTCAATGCCGTATCATTGAATTGCTTGATAGCGTCTTCCTTCTGTTTACGAATAGCTGGAGCATCGTTATCGGCAACATCAGATGGCTTCTTCAAGAAGTCCCATTGCCCAATGTGCGTCTCAAATTCTTTATTGAGCCTTTGCGTGGCCACCTCAACCGATTGCTTTTGCTCTTCCTCGGTTTTCTTGGTGCGTTCTTCAAAGCCAGATTTCCAGCTTTCGATTTCGCGCTCCTTGTCTTTAGAAAGGCGCATGTTTTCGCGCAAAGATTCACGAATGCGTTCAGCAGTGTCAGGGTCAGGTTCATATTGTTTACCATCCGCTCCCTTTCCGGTTTCAAGCGTGTCGAGATATTGCTTAAGAGATGAAAGACTAACGCCTTTCTTTTTGATTTCAGCAGCGTGCGCCTCTGGTAGTCCAGCATCGGTCAGCGTCTTGATAATGCTCTCGTTATTCTTAGAGATAACGCTGTCGTACTTATTGATAATCGCGGGGTCAGCATTCGCATCAAACTGACGGACTTTATCGCGGAGCTGTTGAATCTCTTGCTCAACTTCTTTTGGAACGCTTTGAGTCGTCTTCTTGAGTTCTTCGATCTGTTTGCGGGTTTCCTCAAGTTCCTTCGATACCTTTTCGCGTTCAGCACGTTCCTTGGATGCAAGGTTCTTAACTTCGGCAAACAACTGTTTCGTCTTTGGCGAAGTATGCTGACCAAGTTTGGACTCAATATCAGCAATTTCTTTTGGAGTCTCTTCCTTTACATCTTCTTTTACATCTTCCTTGGCGGCGGGTTCTTCCTTGACCACTTCCGCAGCGTCTTTGGGTTCTTCTTCCTTTGGAGTTTCATCTTCAACCTTGTCTTCAACTGTTGCGTTTTTCGCATCAGTTGGTGCATTTTCCGCAACAACTGTTTCTTCCGCAGGTTTTGCTTCTTGAGCAGCACCAAACGCCTTGTCCACGATTGAATCAAAATCAACGGGGCTAAAAGGTTCGTTAGATTGCCGCTGTCCTACTCCCAGTTCTTCGGGAGAGGCTTGGTCGCCTTGATCAACAGGAGTTTCCTCCGCTACTTGCTTTTCATCAATTTCATCAACAGGTGTATCCATAAGGTATTAACACACCTTATCATACTGAAAAGCACCGTCAAGCGTATTTTAGTCCTTCGGGTCAAATAAAACGTGGTCCGCTGGCAGTTGTTGCTGCACTGGACTCTCATGAACGATATTCATGAAATCATTCAACGCCATTTCATAACCCTCGCGCAGTTTAGCTTGGGCGGCAATGGTGCTAATGTCACTAACGCTGGCTGCGTATTCGGGTAAACGATTACGCATTACAGCGAGAAGTTCCTTAACGGGAACTGTCTCTAGGGTTTTGAGCAAATCGGCTTTTAAGCCATCGTTAACGTAGTATTTCTTGTTCATTCAACTCCGGGTGGGCGATAGTATGCGCGTTTTTGACGATCTTTAATCTCATTGGGGGCAAAGGTGCCCTGTTCTTGAGCCAAAGCAGCTTGGATAGATTGAACATCAGGTCCACCTTGCTCAACTCCAGCTTCGGGAGATTGTGGAGGAGCCATTACGCCCTTACCCTCGCCATTAATAGGCTGCATAGGGGCATCAGCAATGCCTTGAATGGCTTCTGGTGAGGCTCCCATGGATGTAGCATTGGTGATAGCGCGGGCTTGCTCACGGATTTGCACCGCTTGAGCAAACTGAACCTTGAACCGTTTGTAGAAATCGTTCATCTCGCGGAACTGCGGATTTTGAGCAGGATTACCGGAGGCAAGGTACATGGACAAGTGTTCAGCAAAGTGGTTAACCAAGTGCTGAGTCTGTTCAAGAATCGAATCATCGGCATCAAGTTGGCTAATAGCCTGACCAGCAGCCATGAGCATCTGCATACAGACTTGAGCATGAATCATGTGGTTGTCGCGTGGCGACACCGGAACAGGCATATTCAAGGACCTGATGACCGTAACTTCTTGTTGCTGCATACGGGTAGCTTCCGCAGTAACAGTCTGGTCAACATTTTGAATAACAAGGGCCTTGGCTGCATCTGGACCCGCAAGAGCTTCGATGTTACGCGCAACCAACACACCTTGATCGACATTCGGGTTATTGGCGTACATACGACCAACGGCCAGAATTCCTTGAGCAGTGATAGCATCATCCGTATGAGCGTAACCAGATGTAGGCATATCACGCAGAATCTTGATTTCATCAACCGTAAGACCTTCGATAAGCATGTTAACGAGGGTGCGAACGGGCAAAGCGGACTCATCAATTGGGTCCATCAATTTGTTGAGAATGCTACCAACGTCATCTGGTTGTGAGCCTTCATCGCCTTGAGACATATAGCTTTGAGTCAGCTTCTCAAATAGGCGTTTAGCTTCACTGATATAATCATCCGAGAACGCACGACGTTGCATGACTTGAACCATGCCAGAGAATTGATCGCGCCAACGGGCTTCGGTAATGTCCGAGTTCTCTTGCTCGCGTTGAGCATCTTGCGAGGCTTCGGTAGCGGTAACAGGAGCACCAGCAGTGTTGACGTTCTTGCTAACGTAAGCCCCAGCAGCTTGCTCCATGTAGTTAATCAAGCGTTGGTCCAGATTGGCGTACATTTCACCATCAGCCGCAAAACGCTGTTGGTCAACGTCGATAGACTTATCCAGAACAATGAATGGAGCGTGAACAACAGGTTGCAGCTTATTGCGATTGGCTGAATCCGCTTTGAGGATGACCAAGGACGACATGTTGATGTTGTCCACCATCTTATTGCGGATGCGTTCAGCAATACGCACGTTGCCAATGATCATACGACCAATGCCCTTAGAGCTGTGCAAGTGACCGTTGCCGGGTTGCAAGCTGTATAGGGTAACAACGTCATCAAAGCTATCGAAAATCTTTTCAGCAAAGCGAATCAGCTTACCGTTATCGCGCAGGACAATCCAGAACGACACTTTACCGTCGTATTCGCGGTTCCACATCAAGTAAGTCTTGATTACGCGAGGACCACTGACCGAGTAAGTAAGACCAAGCACGCCATCACTGATAAACTCAGCGAATTTACGGAACTCAGTAACCACCATGTCTTCACGGGGGTTCTTAATCTCGGATTTATTGGCAGCTAGAACGCAATTCTCGATGTTGTAGCCCATTTCCTCTGCGGCTTTTTCATCGCGGAACAACTCAATGAACTCATGCAGCAAGAAATCGTGTTTGATCACGAAGAATTGAAGCTCATTAGCGTACTGGGATGCCTCATCAGGCACATAAGCAATCTCCTGCTTGAACATACGAGGTGTCCAAGTGTAAGGGTCAAGAAAAACGGAGTAAGCGTAACCGTGAAGGACGTTCTCACGCGCCAAAGCTGGCACAAAACTGGAGTATTTCTTCCAGCTTTGAATCATGCGAGTGGTGTGAATGTCAAAAAGGTCGCTCTTTTTTTTCCAATCGGGCCACGTTGTCGGAAGAGAGGAGCGGGTAAGATAAACTTGGGAGGTGATAGCGTTAACAAAACGCAGAACCTTGCGGTCTGTGATACCAGCAAGGATGCCCGTGTTGGTATTGGACTGCCAACTGTTAGCTTTCTCGATTTGATCGGTCTGCGAATACGGTGCTTGTCCCGTGTATTCCAGTTCCATCATGGTTGCGCGCTGGGAACGGGTCTTATTAGCCGATTCCGTCGATTTACAGAGGTTCCAAGCCTGATCTGCATTGCGGATAGAGCGTGCGTTCAGGTCAAGCTGTGGCTTGCCGTTCTCGCTTTTAAGCGGGGGTGCCTCAATAGTAACCTGCCCCGACATATTCGGGTATTTATTAGGAGGTTGGGTTGTGTCTTGAGGAGCGGAGGAAGCCATATTGGTGACTATATCAAAGATTTACGGTTTAGGCCAACGTCCGATAGGGCAATCTTCGGTGGCCAGAATAGCTTTTACGTTAACATAGCAAGTGCAGAGCGCACACTGTTCGTTTTCGTAGTAGAAACAGGTTTCACAGGCCCCAATGCGACGATCAATTGTCTTATTATCCAATAAGACATTATCGTTCTTGAGGTTAGCCCAAATAAGACGCCAAACTGCCATAAAGGCTATGAATGGCGTTTTCCATTTGATGATCATGGCTTAGAGAATAAAATCAACCAAGTACCCAAGACCTTTTTCGCTAACTACGGCGAAATCGCCACATTTAACGATCAGTTTTTTGGCCAAGAGCTTATTCGCTATTTCCGAATTGGAAACGGTGATTTCTGTAACCTTGTTAAACTGTTCCAGCATCCGAATAGCGTCGGATGGGGTCAATTTGGCGCTAGGGGCCATTACAACAGCGGAAGCTGGAGCAGAATCAGGTAGTGCTGCTTGAGGCGGAATGGGCGGGAGCTGGCCATCGCCCATAGGAACTGACAGATCAATAGAAGATAACCCTCCAGAGCGTTTAGGAATCATTGGAATTTGATAGCAGTGTGAAACTGATTCTTGTGAGCTTTATCTTGGACCACAGGAACGCTGTATTCCCATTCACTCTCGACCTTTTCCTCGCCCGTTTTCTCATCCTTGGTGTGATGAATAACGTACATGCGACCTTCGCGTTTCTCGATGCTTTCCTTAGTCATCCCACCCATCACAAACACAATGTTCTGCTTACCTTCCTTGTTGTGATAGGGGCAAAGCGACGCAACGTAGTTTGCATCGGCTTGCGTGAAAATTAAAGTAGGGGCGCAAAGAACTTGAGGACGCTCTTCGGTTTTGGTTACGTTACTCATATAAGTTTTTCTGTTTTAAGGTGCAAACCACCAGTCTCTTCAATGAATTTATCTAAAGCCTTTTGGCCCTCTTCACCGTGCGTAACGGGATTAAGGATTTCGTACCTCTTGCCGTTTGTGTACACGATTTTAACGTGTCCTTTGACGGGCTTTCGGTTCTTGAAAGCCTCGTCATAGTTGGACAAGAAAGCCTCGCTATTTTTGGATTTCGTTCCTTCACGCGACCAAGAATCTTTGGTACGTCCGAAGGGCTTTTGATCAGGGATTTTCATTCAAAGCTGGAAAGAGCATTATTCATGTTCTTTTTTACCGTAGTAACAGGTCGGGCTTGGCGAGTACCCTTTGGCTTAATGCGTTCAGGAAGGTCCTTAATCGAACCAGATGTTTTATTGGCAAACTCTTCCGCCATCTTTGGACGTTTGGCGAAGAGGTAACGAGCTTGGGCTTTGGATTTCAGTGGCATTGTATTATGATGTTGATTGTTTTAACCAGCAGTTTTGAGGGAGGCTTTGTTTCTTCTCATCAGTTAGTTGAAAGGCAGTTTCAGGTAAATGAATCGCCGTTTTGCAATCGAATCCATTGACTGAACAACCTAGCAGGGATTCGTCAAGCGTAATTTTCCTTAACTGTCTTATTCTGATGAGAATTGTATCGGTTGCGCTCATGCAAGTCCCGCAGGACCCTCGCCAATTGCGATTAAAGGGGCATTCTAGGCATTTTGCGGCCCTTTCAGTGGCTACGTTCTGATCTACTAGCTGATAGCCTCCTTGTGGCGTATTTCGCATCGTAATAGCGGCCCAACCGTTAACCTGCTTGAGCATATTGGAATTCTTTTGAATCAATACCTCTTCGCTTCTTTCCACTTGGCAGTAATGCGGCCATTTTGAGCAAAAGTAGTCATCAATGTCCTTTTCAGGATTGCCCACGGGTATTCCGTTCTGTGTTCGCCATGTCTCAATCTCCTTAATGAGCAAATCCAAGGTCGAAGCCCTGAGGACAACGCCTTTATCGACAGGGTAATGAAAGTTGTTAGGCGGAACTACGCCGCGATTTAGTTTCATGGTTAATCTTTGTCGTTGGCTAGTTCTTTGGGCAGTTTATTGCTAAAGCCCAAGTCTAACGCATCTCCCATTTTAATGCTAAAGCTATTTGCTAGGGCGGATAGCGGTGGGTCTTCCGGTTCAGCCAAAGTATCGACCGATTTGGGCTTGATGCCGCCAGCTATGCGAGCGCACTGAACCAGCATCGTAAATGCATCAGCACGGTCAGGACTTTTGTTTCCACGACTCTTATACGAGTCCTTACTTTCGACTTGTAGAAGTTTTCCACGACCAGCGGGTGAACCCCCGCGACGATCAATAAGCTCCTGAATAGTTTCAGTATCCACGCCAGCACCAAGTTTGATGTATTCATATTCAAAAAACCTTCCCGTGGCATACCATACCTCGGACCTGATGCCGTCATACAGTTCTTTGGGCGTTTTAGTATCTTCTTCGCAGATAAGGAACTCGGTAGCTGACTCAGAGTAGTTGATTCCCATGATAGGAGCGGCTTCAACTGTCTTGGTTGCTTTAACCCCTGTTACTTTCTGATGCCATTGCCTACGGATGCTATCGTGAACACCTTGTCCAACACCTGTGCGGTCAATAGCAAAGAATTCAGGCTCCACATCAAGGTCCTTGAGCCGGGACATGGTTTCATCTGCCAGTTCTTGGGTGTCACCGCGAGGCAGGATGCCGATAGCGTCAATTTGTAGGCGCATTCCCGGCGTTTCTAGCTCATGTCTCTCGCCGTGACTATCTCGCCATGCCACAGCATGTCCAACGCGCCCTGTGCTCATTGCTGGCAAGTCTCCGGTGAACGCTGGGTCAAGGGCAGCTACGGTTTCGGTAGCAGAATCAAATATCCATTCGCCATACGAGCGGTCCAGCCAATGCTTTTGAACAATAGCTGTCTTGTTGCCGCGAGGCGGGAACATTCCATAGACCTCGGACCACATCATAGGGTGATCGGGGTCACCATTGTACTGGCGCAGCTTCATCTTGTAACCATTCCATGTGAAGAAACGCTTATACACATCCTTACGATGTATTACGTTCTCTGATTTCATGGCATTCAGTCGAACACAGGCCCAACCTGTAGTTGAAGTCCAAGTATCCGTTGGCGAATCAATAGTTTGCACGTTTTCCCAGCCTTCTTCCGGTGTGCAATTCTTTCCGTATTCAGAATGCGGGTCTTTGGGGTTTGCGGCCATCACAATCTTTGTGTGCTCCATGTCACCCTCTTCCATTGAGGAATAAAGATTGGGGATTTCCTGAAATGCGTTGGTCGGAACCTCTTGAGCTTCGTCAATCAGCAGCCGTGAGCGCGACGATGTTCCAAACAACGGATGATTGGGGCGCGGTTTGATCTTAGCGCCCTTAATTGCTCCCGTAGCCTCATGCCCGCGAGCAATCGTCAAAATAAATATGCCCATACCACCACGCTTACCCTGTTCCGTAGCAATAGATTCGGTATCGGCTTTTCCCGGCAACGGAATTACAGCATTGGTGTATAGCCGCTGCATATCACCGAACAAATTCTTCTTAACGTGTTCTTCCTTGGTGGACATTACGCGCACCAGCGTCCAGTCAGGGTCAAGAATCCAATCCAGCAACATCCAAGCTGACGCTGAATACGTTTTACCCATGGACGCAGCGCCAAGGATGTTAACGATATGGTTTTTCTTGATGCCATCCCACACCATTTGCACGGAACGAGGTTCATGCGTAAAAGTTTCCGGTCCCCAAAGGATAGTTGCCGCAGATTCATAGTCGCGGCGCAGTAGATACATGCGTAGATACGCACTGGCGATTCCGTAAAGGTCCTGCTCAGTTGTTAGTTGAATCTTCTTATCCGTTTGAGCAATAATCTGCTTAAATTCCTCGTCTTGAAGAATTAGAATCACTGCCTCTGTTAAATCCTGAAACCTATTCGTGTTGTGAACGTCTTTTGCTCGTTCAAGAATCAGATTTAGCTCGGTCAGGTGCTTTTTCTTTTCGGGTGTCATGCAGCAAGGACTTCTTTCTTAGGTTTACGCCCACGCCCACCAGCTTTCCACGGATTGCAACGGTTTCGATTGCGGGCGCGTTCAGTTTCCTGTGTCTGGCAAGCGTCGCAGCGTTGCGAATACAGATTTCTTTTGGCACCGCAGCACACGCATTTGCCTTCGGCTAATCTTTTGTTCTGCCAGCGGCGTTGGCGCGTCATTTTATCTGACGCTACTACGATTTGTACGTCTTCGGTGTTCATGCGATTACACGTTCATTGCTTTGATTTCTTTTTCAGCCTTACCGTTCTGAATATTTAGCAATAAAACATTCAGTTTGGTCAATTTATTCAAGTCTTCGGATGTGGATTGCGTGTTCAGCGTCTTATTATTGAGCACAAGTCCAATTCCTTGAGCGCCTTGAGCCATTTTCATGAATCCGTCCATGGCTTGATTCATCAAAAACACTTTTTCCTCCAAAAGTTTAGCTCGTTTGGGGTAACTCTTCACGTTTCCGTGATCATCTTTGGTTAATTCGTCCTCTGGAACGTCTTTTGGGTCAATCGGAAGGTCGGCAATGCGATTGATCACCTCAAGATATACGGCAGATGCCTTAGTGATTGCTAAATCTGCGCTCTCGACGATGCGTTCATCGACTTTCTTAGCGGTGTTAAGTCGTTTTTCGTTCTGAACCGTGCTAACAATCGACTTTTGTTGCAGTCGCATCTGCTCCCACCCCTTGTTTTGGGCATAGCGCAGCAAGGAAGCGGGTTCCATGCGTAGCTCACGCGCAATCGTGACAATGGTTGGTTGTCGCGGGTCGTGCATGAACATGTCAAAAGCCTGAATGAACAGCTCTGACTTCTCTTCCGGTGTCCTGAGTTTCTTTGGGTATGGTCCCTCAGGGATTTGATCGGTAATGATTTCGGTATTAACTTCGGGCATCTTGTTCGTCGTTGAGTTGAGCCGCAGAGTTTAGCACGTTTGTCGCCCAGTCAACCACATTAATCCCAAGTTTTTGTGCAGCTCTGCCATATTGCAGGATGCGAGCCTTGGGGACTAAGACACTGAATTTATATTTCCAGCCCCAGTCCATGTAAATGTGATACCTGCGCTGTGCGCCAGCAAACCGATTGTTAAGAGATTCGCGTGATACTTTGTACTTAACGCATATTTCATCAACAGGCATTCCCGCCTTAAAATCTTTATATACTGCATCATAGAATTTACCGTACCGCTCGCGCCAGCGTTTGCATCTGCGTAGTTTTGGGGTCAACCTGCGGCTGGCAGCACTAATCTTTGATGCGGCTTTGAGCTGTAGGTACTTAGCATCGGTCATGTTATTTTTGCGATGCGCCTTTTTATCGACCATGCCCATCTTGGTTAGTATCTTGGATATGGCGTGTCGATTGATCTTAACCTTCTTGCCAATCTGCTCTAGCGACATGTTCTTGGTGACATACATTTCGTAAATGTCGTAGCAGTCGTACTCACCGCTGCCGATAATCTTGAACTCCTCCTTGAAATCCTTGCGGCGAAATCCCATCGCGTATGACATCCACTTGGCTTTGCGCGGGGTGACGGGCAAGCCTTGCACTGCTGCGGTTGGCGGCACACCCTGCATCAGTCGGCTAAGGATAAGGTCGCGGTACTTACCAATGAAGGGTTTGGTGTAGTACACAATGCTGAAATCGTAGTCGGGCACGGCTGGCCCCGGCGTTAGTGTGTCTATGCCTTTCATGAAAAATTTTTTTACGGGATACCCCCATGTGTCAAGCACATAAACAAGTGGGGGTTTCCTGACTTGCAATTGGACGCTATGCTATCATGCAATTGGACGCATGATTTATGTCGGTCACATGTTTCGTTGGCAACCGGAGCGCGAGACGCTTCTGTTTGTTGCTCGGCGTTGGGATTACATGTGGTGTCGGATGTGGTCGGACAAGTCCTTCGCGGAAATGTCGGAGTACATGAATGCCATGCGGGGACGGACATGGCTTTGGTGTCAGGACGGTAACAGTCTGCCCTACTATTTACTAACCCCTGAGTACCGCAAACGTGCCCTGCACTTGGGAGCTATCATACGGGACTGGGATAATCCCCAGCTACCGAAGGGCGTCGTTAAAACCTATCGTGCAAAAAGATACATCGAAAAAGAACAAGAGAATTTCTCCTTTCAGCAAGAAACGAAAGGAGGCTCTGTCCCGGTATTATGTACTGAGGAAGATTTACTTACAACAGAAGCCCTACTGCGAAATACCAGCCAAGATGCCGGGGCTGATCGGACGTTGCACTCGCCGTTCGACGCAGATTCACCACACCAAACGCCGTGGGCCGTTTCTAAATGACGTTACCACATGGATGGGATGCTGTAACGAATGCCACCGCTTTGTGGAAACCCATGCCAACCTAGCCCGTGTTGCGGGCGTAATTATTGATGAACGCAGACAACTTATTAAACCATTTACCGAAGATGATTACACAGGCTAAGTACCACATACAGCGTTACGGTCCAGTGGGTTGGATTGATATTGAAATCACCCGCGACATTGAAAGCGCCATCAAGTTCTATGACGAACTGCGCGGCAAGATGGCCGATACCCGTTACCGTATTCAATTGATCGCAACCCTAACCGACACTGACCCCAGCTACTAAGCATGAAACCCTTCATCCTCTTCCCATTCATGGTCTTTGGCCTGATCATCGGCTACGTGTACTACGGCATCCGTATCGGCATCCAATGGGCGCATGACAGCATCGTAGCCATCAAACCATCAAACAACAATGAGTAATAAATACGTCCGTCTGCTACTCCAGCACAATCACTACGACATTGAGATTCCTAGTCATGAACAGGAAGTCCTTGAGGACATTTTGCATAAAACCCTATTAGCGGTTTCCGAAGAAGAGCATCGCAACCTTGTGTGCGATCTTGGTAACGTAAACTACTCATTTAAGTTCAAAGCACGGCATTTGACGGGCTGGGTGATCAAAGATACCCCCTTTGATACCAAAGTGGCTTAAAACGCAAAGGACGGCGTTGCAGGGGCCATTGCGGATAACGCAGGTTATACTTTGCCTTAAGTCACAAAAGGCAGGTTATTACCTGCTATACTTGGCATTAAACCTATACACGTTTTTATGCATATGTTAAGAAATCTAACGGTTTCTATACATATCTAATCGTTTTTATGCGTGTCACCCATACAATTAAACAGACGGGGGGGTGTACTGTCATACATATAATTAAATGGGATTGGTGTGTCTCTGGTGGGAGTGGGAGGGCCGGGGGGTGGGGGTGCAGGGGGCGGGGGGTGGCCTAGGGGGGTGGGGTGGGTGTGCTGTTGCGCTGCGCGCAGATGAAAGGTCGCCGCGCAAAGCCGAGAGCATAAGCCAAGGCAAGCGGGGTGGATTGAATCGGGCGGGGTTTGGATTCGGGTTTGGATTCGTGGGGATTCGGGCAGAGCTGCATCTGGCCGAGCATAAGCAAACCAAATGACAGGATTAATAAACCTACTGAGTCACACTCTGCACCATTTGT